ATCGAACTTAAATCTCCTATAAAAGGAAATAGGATAAAATGTGAAAAGTCCCAAATTGCTTGGCATTTAAGATATAATGCTTGTAATGGGGTTTCTTTTTTCTTGCTCCGAGTACCCTTGACCTCTGATCTATTTTTATTTGACGGGGGCATTGTGGCCAAATCCATTGCTACAAACTGCGATTTTCCGAGGTCTGCGACCCTTTGTAGTCGAAAAAATATTATTGAAACATTGGACATTGCGACCTCCCATGCCTTGCGACCTTTGCTAGTCAAATCATAAAACAAAAAAAGACTATGCTATAAAACATAGTCTAAAATTCTGTTAATGGGTTTTGAAAATTATTTGTCTATTTGTACTTTCCCAACATAAACCACATGTTCCACAGTTTGGGGTTTTATCTTCTTGAACGGGACATAAAATAGATTCGCCTTTTTTGGGCTTTACGACATCGAAAGAATTTGCAGAAAACAGATTTTTCAAATCATTAGAGAATCTAATTGCAAATCGTTCTTTATGAATGCTAGTTAAGAATGAAATTGTACTAGCAATGGATCGTGAATCTTTATATTTTGAATTAATGTTATTTGCCGTATAACCATAAATGGCAATGTTAGGAAAATCTTTTAAAATCATATCCCAAAACATTACATATGAAACACTAAAAAAGTCTCCAAGGATATGTAATCTTATTAAAGCTTTCTTGCCATTAAGATTTTTTATATCTTCATATATTCTATTTTTTAATAATTGCTCATCCTTAGAATTCATCCTATGAGCAAAAGGCATATTATTACCATAGCATGTTTCCCAATGGAAACAATCTTTGGGGCATGTTTCACGCTCAACCAATGTTAAAGTTAAAAACTTATAATCTTTAAACTTTCCCTTTAAAACTTTTTTCCCAAGCTTTTTATTTGTACTTGGTTTTAAAACTTTGAATTCATAATTGTTTAAATCATGAATATTTTTTTTATAGATTGTTGTAGTTAACATTATAAATACCTCGATAAATTGTTAAAAGTCATCGTATATTGTTTCATGGATTGTGGATTTAGTCGCCTGGTTTTTTGACTACAAATGACCGTAGGGGTGGGACTGCGTATTCGGGTGGAGTCCCGACCGCCCACCCCTACGGTCACTTTTTGTGGCTGGACATTTCTGTCCAGCCTCCCCAACCAACTAGGATTCTTTTGGTGGTTCTGTGATTCCCTCGACATAAATCTTGTCTTCTTCGAGGTGCGATGTGTAGTCATTGAATCCACATCTATACGCTGTTTGATCGACCCTATACAAAGCTCCTGAGGTAGTATAATTCATACCTCCGATTTGTACCTCGCCATAAGTTTCGTCAAGCATGTCGTCATACATGTTGTAGGCTTCACGCTCGGAGATGGTTCTGCCAACGAATTGACTAGGGTCTTCGTTGAAGGCTTCGATGAAGCCTTCAGTGAAAATTGGAGTACCCATTATAAATTCTCCTTGTCTGCTAGTGCTTTCTTCAGATCTTCAATCTCTTTTTTGAGATTGTCGAGGTGAGTCTGATACACTATAATTTTGTTTGATGAATCAGACTTCACAATCATTTGAGCTATTCTCAAAAGAATATCATGTTCATCTATGTTAACACTAGTGTCTTCTAATGTTTCAACTCTGGCTATCAATTCCTGAAAGTCATAGTTGTTTGTTAAAGCCTCATCAATGCTTGAATCAACTTGTTCTGTAACTAAATCTTGAATTGCGTTTTCAATATCTGACATTTCTGTCCTCCTTTTATTGGTTGTTGTTATATTATAAATATACATAATTATTGATTGGTCTGCATATTTATTTTGGCTAGTGATGACCGTTGGGGTGGGAAGGGAGCCTGCGACTTCGGGTGGAGTACCAACGGTCACTAGTGACAGCTAGGGAGCTTGACTCCCTAGCAGCAGGTTATCCGAACACGACCAGGATGAACCAAGCGAATCCGAAGATGGTAAGTAAGAATGTGAATTCTAAAATATATACTCCAAAGTTTTTTAAAAATTTAATCATGACGCTTCCTTCACTATTTTAAATAACCCTATAAAATCTGATAAATCTAAATTCACACTCCTATGAAAGCTATCATCTAAATATTCACTATAAAGAAAACTATTTGCATCACCTATTGATGTGAATCTTGCATCAGTAATTTTAGGAATTTTAAAACAGTTTAAAGACTCATCCATTAATTCAATTTTATATTTAATCATTTTTTTACCTCGTTAGTTGATGGGTGGACGTTGCCGTCCACCCTAGGAGTTATTCGACTTTCGTAATTTTAGCTACTTTAAACTTTAGTTTCTTGTTTTTCGAAAAAAATCTTTGTTCATCGATTTTAGTTTCGCCTCTGTGATCTACAGATGTTGTTGTCACAGTCACACACATAAAGTTTTTGTGCTGGTTTTTTGTGACGTTTACATCTGTCACACGATGGATATTTAACTCACTCATTTTGTAACTCCTCGAGTAAATGAGAGTTTGCTTTATGCTGTCTCTCTATATTATAAATATACACACTATCGACTTTGCCTGCACATTTAATTTGATTACACATGACCGTAGGGGTGGGAGCTTGCGTCTTCGGGTGGAGTATAGAACGGTCATGACGAGAGGAGCCGAAGCTCCTCTGTCTTTTAGTATCGATCAGCGTAAGGATCTCTACCTGTGATTGATTTCTGTGCTTCTCTTTGGCTCATGGAATCGTGAGGCTCAACAGATATCTCAGCTGTAACCACTCCATCATGTGAAGTAATATAACCACTACCATATTCAAAGTCATTACCAAACCATTCTTTCCACCAGGCTTGAGCTTCTTTTAGTTGGTCAAACTTTACAGTTTGACCATTACCATAATCATCTATTGATTCTTTATAGATAACGTATTTCATATTACACCTCCTTTCTTGTTGACTTTGTTTTCTTATCCCAATTTGTTTGATACATTCCCCATTCATCTTTGTACGCATCGAACTGACCCTCAACTGCTTGAAGATTATCTAACATTCCAAGAAGAATATCTTCCTGGTCTTCATCGATTCCACCAGTTTTTGCGTCATCTAAAATTTCTTCAAGATTTGCTCTTGCCTCAGTCACTGCATTACAAACTAATTCTAAACCTTTTATTTGATAACTATTCATAATTAACTCCTTTGTTGTTGTTTATATTATAAATATACATAAGAGCAGCTTAGTCGTCACATTTATATTGAATACACATGACCGTTGGGTGGGATTGCGTTCTAGGGTGGAGTATAGGGTTACTATATGGATAACCAAATCAACTTTACAAACGATTGACCCCCCACCCCCTAAATAAGGCAGAGAGGGTAACTAATACGATCATCTATTACAAGCATTGATATTTTCATTCAGATGTATTATTGTTTGGCCATGAACTTTGAAGCATTACCAAAAGAGGTGTTACAGGAAGTCCTGTTACTGGAGCAACAACGCAAGCGACTTGAAACTCGTGAAGTAGCTCAAACTAAATTTCTTGCCTATGCTAAACATGTATATGAGGGATTTATAGAGGGTAAACATCATCGTATCATTGCCGAAAAGCTCGAGGACATTGCATCGGGTAACTTGAAGCGTTTGATCATCAACATGCCACCTAGACACTCGAAATCAGAATTAGCGTCATATTTAATGCCTTCGTGGTTCCTGGGCCGTAATCCGAAATTAAAAATCATACAGGCTACCATGAATACGGAACTTGCTGTAAGATTTGGTAGAAAAGTCCGAGATCTCATTGCCGATCCCATATATGCTGAGATCTTTCCCAAAACGGACTTGAAACAGGATAGCCAAGCGGCAGGTCGTTGGGAGACTAGCCAAGGCGGGGAATATTTTGCTGCGGGGGTGGGTGCTGCAATGACTGGTCGTGGAGCGGATTTATTGATCATTGACGATCCGCACTCGGAACAAGATGCATTGTCCACGGTTGCTTATGATAATACATATGAGTGGTATACATCTGGACCGAGACAGAGATTACAACCGGGGGGAACCATCATCATTGTGCAAACCAGATGGTCTAAGAAGGATCTGACGGGGCGATTAGTTCAGAATATGGCGATGGATAGTATGTCCGATCAATGGGAGGTTATAGAATTCCCAGCCATACTTCCTAGTGATAAACCGTTATGGCCTGAGTTTTGGCAAGTAGAAGAACTATTAAAGGTCAAGGCTTCACTGTCCCCGGTCAAGTGGAACGCCCAGTGGCAACAAAATCCGACATCGGAAGCTGTTGCGATGATCAAGAGAGAGTGGTGGCAACCGTGGGAGAGATCCGACACACCGAGACTAGAATATATAGTGCAGAGTTATGATACGGCATATAGTAAAAAAGAGACTGCCGACTATAGTGCTATTACAACTTGGGGTGTATTTGAGCCGAGAGAGAATGGGGATCAGCATTTAATTATGTTGGATGCGAAGAAAGGTAGATGGAGTTTCCCCGAGTTGAAGGAGATTGCGATAGAGGAAAATGAATATTGGGAACCTGACATGATGTTGATTGAGGCAAAAGCGAGCGGACAACCTTTGGCTGATGAATTAAGATTGTTAAATCTTCCTGTTACTACGTTTAGTCCTGGTAGACGAAAAGGTGGTGGTGGTGTAGACAAGACTATGAGAATGCATATTGTGTCGCCTATTTTCGAATCGGGCAAAGTATGGTATCCTGAAGGAGAAAAATTTGCAGAAGATGTTATTGAAGAGGTTGCATCTTTTCCGAATGGCGACCATGATGACTATTGTGATAGTATGACAATGGCAGTTATGCGTTTTAGGCAAGGTGGATTTATCGATTTAAAAGGCGAAGAGATTCCAGAGAACTGGTATCCTCGTAGAGCAAGGGAATATTACTAATGTCAGGATATATCGGTAAATTTTTAAAAGGAATGTTGAAAGAAGGTGCTCAAGTTTCAACAAAGACTATGCCAGATGCTGTTGTTGGTAAAAAAGTATTTGGAGATCCTAATAAACCGGGCAAACTTAAAGTAGAAATTATTTCTAAAGACGGTAAACAAAAAGGTTTATTTAAATTAGACGAAATAAAGAAAAAACCAGGTCGTGCTCGTAGTGAACAAAACATACCAGAAATACAACAAGTCGAAGATTCAGTAAATTATGCAAGAAGACCTATCACTGAAGAAGAAACTTTGTCATTAAGGCCAGGTGAAATTAAAAATAGATTGTTATATGATCCAGATTTAAGTATAGCCAAGCAACAAGAAACAGGAAGAACTGGTAATGAATTATTACTAGAAAAGTATGGAGGAGAACTATACAAAGGAGTTAGAGGTATTGGTAGACAACAACTTCCAGGTTTAAGAAGAAAACCAGAAGAGATAAAAGCACAGTCTGACTTTGCAAGAAGATTTAAAGAGAAGCAGATAGAAGCGGCTAAAAAAGCAGAACAACAAAAAAAGAAACAAGTGGCAGAAGAAGTTGTTGCTTCGCAACAATTAGTAGCAAGAAGACAAAGACCAAATGCAGAAGATCCTTTTTTCAGATTACCAGGTGGTGCTGTTGATATGAAGAAACTTAGAGAAGCAACGAGCCGATTTGAAAATAATAAGAGTAAAAAAGAATTTATGGACAATCCAACAAAACCTATGTGGGCGAAAGGTGGTTCAGTAAAAGTGAATAAGAAAAAACAAAATATTAAAAAGACCTATCGCACTGTTACAAACAGATTTTCAGATAGAATGTTACCAGGCAAAAAACGAACTACGAGGATATACTAATGGCAATAGAACCTAGAGAAATAGCAGGCATGGTAGAATCATCTATGGGTGCAGGAGGAGAAACGGCAACCAATATAAATGATTTGGATTTAGAAGTTGAATTAGAAGAAGATCAAGAATTATTACCCGAGGGGGTTGAGTTGATTGGTGATGAGGAATTAGAAGTTGAAGCAGAAGAATATGATCATACAGCCAATCTCGCAGAGGTTCTTGACGATGATGTTTTGGGAGACTTATCATCGGATATTAGAGCCAAGTTTCGTGAAGACGTTGAATCGAGGGAAGACTGGGAAGAAGCGATTGCAAAAGGGTTAGGGTTACTTGGTATAAATTATGAAGAGCGAAGCGAACCTTTCTTAGGGGCCACAGGTGTAACTCATCCATTGCTTTCTGAAGCGGTGACCCAGTTTCAAGCACAGGCTTACAAAGAGATGTTACCAAGTGGTGGCCCTGTAAAAACCCAGATCCTTGGTGCACCGACCAAGGAGACTGAAGATCAAGCCCAACGTGTAGAAGACTTCATGAATTATCAGATTACTGAAATCATGGAAGAATATGATCCAGACACGGATCAAATGTTGTTCTATTTGCCGTTGACGGGATCTACATTTAAAAAGATTTATTTTGACGAGACTAAACAGAGAGCCGTTTCCAAGTTCGTACCAGCAGAAGATATGGTTGTTCCGTATTCAGCTAGTGATTTAAGAACAGCGGAGAGGGTTACACATGTAGTGAGAATGTCGTATAATGATATTCGCAAATTACAAGTAGCAGGAGTATACAGAGATGTTGAATTATCTGAAACAGGCGATGGTGACGATGAAGGAGCTATCCAAGAACGTGCTGATGAGTTGTTGGGATTACGCCCTAATTACTCTGACGACTCTTACACCTTACTGGAATGCCACATTGACTTGGACTTGGAGGGTTTTGAAGACACGGATATGGAGGGGAATCCTTCGGGTATTATGCTACCTTATATTGTTACCATTGATCAGAATTCTGGAAAAGTGCTTTCAGTGGTTAGAAACTTTAGAGAACAAGACCCATTAAAGAGAAAGAGACAATATTTTGTACACTTTAAGTTTTTACCAGGGTTTGGATTTTATGGTTTCGGGTTACTACACACAATCGGAGGCTTATCTCGTGCTGCAACTTCTATTCTTAGGCAGTTAATTGATGCAGGTACTTTATCAAATCTTCCAGCGGGTTTCAAAGCAAGGGGTGTTCGTATTCGTAATGATGATGAGCCTCTTAATCCTGGTGAGTTTAGGGACATCGATGTCCCAGGCGGAGATCTCAAAAATTCCATTATCCCACTGCCATACAAAGAGCCTTCAGGCACATTAGCACAACTTTTAGGTGTTGTTGTTGACTCTGGAAGACGTTTTGCACAGGTTGCAGACGCAAAAATAGCCGATGTTAACTCTCAAGCACCAGTTGGAACGACTGTTGCGTTGATTGAACAAGGTTCAAAGATCATTTCGAGTATACATAAGCGTTTACATTATGGTCAAAAGCAAGAATTTCGTATGTTAGCGGAGATTTTTAGCGAAAATCCAGTTCCATACCCTTATTTTGTTGGAAATGTGCCTCCAGAGACAATGCAAGCCGATTTTGATGGTCGTGTGGACATACTTCCAGTATCAGATCCGAACATTTTCTCTATGGCACAGCGATTATCGCTTGCACAAACACAATTACAGATGGCACAAGCTGCACCGCAAATGCATAATTTGCGAGAAGCGTATAGACGTATGTATGATGCGTTAGATATTAAGAATATTGATGCTATTTTACCAGAACCTCCACAACCACAGCCCGTGGACCCAGCAACCGAGAATGGAAATGCCTTAAAAGGTATGCCTTTACAGGCGTTCCCAGAGCAAGATCATGAAGCTCATGTAAGAGCTCACATACCTTTCTTAGCAAATCCTGCCTCACAAGCAAATCCACAAGGATATTTGATGTTACATGCTCATGTTCAAGACCATATTGGTATGATGGCTCGTGATCAGGTAACCACATTCTTCCAAAAATCAGTTGAAGCAGCACAAATGGAAGGCCAACCTGTGCCTCAAATTGATCCAGCAGCCGTTGAAGCGGCCATCGCCCAACAAACTGGAGAAATATTGAATGAATTACTACCTTCATTAGCACCACAGACACCAGAAGATCCATTGGTTGAGATTAGAAAGAAAGAGCTTGAGAATGACACAGCAGAGCTTCAAAGAAAAACTATGAATGATCAAATGAACTTTCAAGTTGATACAGCTAAGATCCAACAGGCTTATGATTTAGCTCAACAAAGACAAAGACTACAAGAAAACATTGCTGATGATCGTAATGATGTGAATATTTACAGAATTAATATGGCCTCGGCTAACAAACGTAAATAATCTGTGATATAGTGGAGATATGGATCCAGTAACTATATCATTAGCCGTAGGC